GCTAATAGTTTATTAGACACTACACCAATGATTTTAGTAAATACAGCTGGTGCTTCTATTAAAACTTGGGTGGCTGGTGCTTACCAACACACATCAGGTCTAACTATGAACGCTTGGCATCATTACGCTGTAACAAGAACTGCGTCTAATAATACATGGGAAGGGTATATAGATAATGTTTCAGTATTCACAGTAAATGATGGCGGAACTATAACAGATAGAGCAAGTGCAATAGAATTGTATTTCGGTCATGGTTATAATGGATATTTAAACGGTTTGATGGATGAAGGGGCAATATGGAATAGTGCTTTAAGTTCAACTGCAATAACAGAAATTTATAATTCAGGTGCGCCAAATGACTTGAATAATTTAACAAATGCTGGAGACCCATTAGTATGGTACAGATTTGGTGATTAAAAAATGATTAATTAAAAAAAATATGGCAACAGAATTTATAACAAACAGTTGGCTTATGCCACAAAACAGCAATCAGGATAGGGTTTCTAACTACTCTTTAACATTTGATGGAACTAATGATTATGTTATAGCTGATTTAGATGGTACTGGAACTGGAAGTTCAGTTTTTGGATTACAAGGTGATTTAGAATTGACAGTTTCATTTTGGTTTTACAGAAATTCAACATCAACAAGGTTAGGAGTATTTCAATGGGCTAATGCTTTAAGTTCAGGCGCACCCTTTTTATTAATTCAACAAAACAGTAATAATTTAAAATTCTTCTGGGATGGAAATTACAGAATTACAACAACAACAGCACAAAGTAATTGGTATCATGTAGCACTTACAAGAACCGCGTCAGATAATACTATAAGAGCATATTTAAATGGTTCTGAAGTTGGAACTTATGATGATAGCGGAACACCAAATTTGCAGAATGTTGCTACTCAAATTTATTTTGGTAATGGTTTTCAATATTATTTTAATGGCAAAATAACAGAGGTATCAATATTCAATTATGCGCTAACATCTGCAAATATTACATCTATTTATGGTACTGGTTCAGCTATTGGCAATCCTATGAGTTTAAGTACAAAACCAATTGCTTATTATCCTTTAGGAAATTCAGCTTTCAACGGTGAGTTTTTGGCAACTAACAAAGCAACAGAATTATTTGAAAACTACTCTATTGATATAGATGGTATTAATGACTATATAAGTGTTGACGCAAATCCTTTAACAAATTTTACTACAAGTGTTTGGTTTAATAGAGATGGTAACGGTAACTATGATGGTATTTTAGGTCAAGGAACAGCAACAGCACAAGGCGGAATTT